GTGCAACAGCATGATCGCGGTGGACGACCGCGACGTGCCGCACCACACGCTGTACGAAGTCGGCACCATCATGCGCCGCCGTGGCTGGCGGGTCGCCGCACCGCAAGACTGTCCTTCCCTCGACACCATCACCAAAGGAGCCTGAACCATGAGCAACGATACGAAACCGGCGCTGTACGCGCTGACCCCGGAACAGCACGCGACCGTCCTGGCCGCGCTGTATGACTACCAGCTCCGTTTGGAATGCGCCGGAGGCAAGCTGCCTCCCGAGCTGAGCATTATCGCCACCGCAGTAAACACGCTGCGGGCGCTCGACCCCAGAGGCATCGACACGTTGATCAACAACCTGACGTATAGCAAGGGGCTGACGTTCGGCGAGGTCGTGAACCTGTTCGGCGAATCGTCCGACAACCCCTACGTGGCCGCAGCGCTGGACAAGCAGAAGGACGGCGAGATCGAAGTGAACGATCCGGCCGTCGTCTCCCCGGGCGACGATCCAGGCGCCTACGTCATGGCGTGGATATGGGTGTCCGACGAAGCGGCCGGAGTCACGAGTGAGGAACCGCAGTTCCGCAACCACTACCGCCACTGCGGGCAGGAGTGGAATGACGTCTGGAGCTGCACGTGCAACGACAAATGCCCGGTGTGCGGCGCGGAGATCGAGCCGTACGAGTCCGAAGACCTGACCGAAGAGGCTTCGCACTGACAGCGCCAGTGTCAGCGCCTGCCATGCGGGTGCTGACGCGGGAATTGTCCCGGCAACCGAGGAGAAACCATGGACCTGCATCAGACCGCGATCACGGCGGCATTCGTGACGGAAGGATTGCACGACGCCGGCTACGACCACGTCATCAAGGCGTGGGACAAGGGCGCGTACGAGCTGGTCGACGCCGTCATGGCCTGCGTGCCCATCATCGGGGCGCTGCGCGATGCCGTCGACACCGAGCTGGGCGACGACGCCGAGTATCCCGGCGTGTTCGACTATGAGGTCAGCAGCTTTGCTGGCGAGTGGCTCGGCCAGTGCGTGATCGCGGACGGCGATCTGCCCGACCGCGACGCCATCATCGCGTACGTCACGAACCTCGTCGTGCACTTCTTCGCGCGCAGCGACGACCAGTTCAACGTCAGGGTCGGCGGCGTGATCCGCGACGCCGCCACCACCCTCCTGAACGAGGAGTAACCATGCGCCGCCTTGACGAACCGCGTGGCCACGTGACGAGCCGTGACGAACGCCTGACACCGACCCGCGATCCGTGGGTCCTGACCGAAGAGGAACGCCGCATGCTGCGCGACCGGCCCGTCGTGACCACCCGGCCCGAGCGCAGCACGTGGCGCCTCGCTGTGGCCGCGCTCATTTTCGCCGCCGCCGCGCTGGCCTTCGAGAAGGGCAGCGCCGGCTTGCACGCGGCACTGGACAGCATCCCGTGGGCCAAGGTGTTTGGCTACCAGCCTGTCTCTCCCATCGATCCGGGCGACCGCAACGGCCTGCTCCACGAACACTAGGAGGTCAACGTGAACAACCAACCCGCCGATCCCGTACTGGCGCATATCCTGGCCTACGCCAAGGCACGCTGGCTCTGGTACGACGCAAGCATGCTCCAAGAACTGTACGAGCGTGACGGCGTCCAGACCACGCCAGAGGCCGCTGTCGATGCCTGGGCGTACCACTACGATCTGCTCGACCCGCGCGAGCTGGGCATGTAACAAGGAGGGAACCATGAATTTCGAGATCACCGCCGTCGGCTTCGACGGCATGACCGACGCCACCGACGACCGCGTGTTGTGGGTGGCCGCGCCGGACCTCGCCACGCTGGAGAACGCAGTCGCTGGCGTGCCGCACCTCGGCATTTCCGACGTGCTGGGCGCCAGTGACGGCGACATCGACTACGTGCTGCCGAAGGATGCCCACGAGCTGCGCACGGTACTGCGTGCGTTTGCCGCTGATCTGCCCGCCAAGGAGATCGACCAGTGAGCGGCCGTCCGTCCGCCCAGGTCGTGCAGGCCGTCGCCTTGATGCGCGAAAGCGGCGGCGCGATGTCGGCCTACGCGGCGGCGAAGGCCGTCGGCATCGCCCTGTCCACGATCTACCGCTCGCCCCTGTACAAGGCGTACCGGGCCGAGCAGGACCGATCCCCCCCCCAGCACAAGGAGAAACCATGAAAGACCCGAAAACCGTCGAAGCCAATATGGACGCCATGATCGCCCGCTACGGCTGGGCCGTGCAGGGCGTCGGCGCCGGCCCGGACGGCCCGACGTTCACCTACACCGTCGGTCTGGCCGCGAAGGGCCTGCCCGAGATCATCGTGTTCGGCCTGCCGATGAAAATCGCACACCAGTTCCTCAACCAGTTGGGTCATCGCTTCACGACCACAGGCGTGCCGCCGCTCGATACCGACCTCGATGACGTGGCCGAGGGATTCTCGGCCCGCCTGATTGCGGTGCCGCGCGCGGCGTCCGACCGGTACATGTTCGCTACGCGGCGGCGCTATCCTGACTACACTGCCGTCCAACTCATCTGGCCGGACACGCACGGCCTATTTCCGTGGGAACCCGGATTCGATCCGGCGCTGGTTTCTTACCAGCCCGTCCTGCACGGCACACTTCACTGAGGAGAATGACACATGAGCCACGAACCCGTCACCATCACCGCCACCATGGACGATGACTGCGCGCGCGAGCTGGCGCAGTTCTGCAAGCGCTCGACCTTCGCCACGTTCTACAGCTACACCGAGGCCCACCTGACGTATGAGGAGCGGTGCGCCCTCGCCTACCGCATGATCGCCGGCATCGAAGCCGTCCAGCGCGCGCTGGCCGAACGGGGCTATGCGCCACGCTAAGGAGGAAACATGGACGCAAGCAACGCACGGCCCATCGAAAACGTACTCATCGAACTCGTGCAGGAGTGGGATGAAATGGACAAACAGCAGCGCCAGGGCGCACGCGGGCAGGCCATCCTCCACGACATCCGCCTGATCGGCCAGACCGCAGAGTTCTTCAACGGCTGCGCCGGCATGCAAAAACTGCGCGATACCGTCGAGCGGATGGTCGGCAACACCAATGCCAGGGTGGGCTTCCATCTGAACCTGCTATGGGACCGGATCGGCGGCTGGTCCAGTTGACGCGCCCTGCCCCGACAGAGCCGCCCGCGAGGCGGCTTTTTTTACGTGCGCAGTCGCCCCACGCACAGCAGGTCCCACTGCGCGCGCAGGCCCAGGGTGGCGTTCGCCACGACACGCGCGACATACCGCTCGCCCTCGGCAATCGCCAGGGTGTGCGGCAGCGTGGCGCGATACACGCCGTTCGAGTCGGCCATGTACTGGAACGCGGCCGGCCAGTTGGCCCCGCCCACCGGCGCGCCGGTCTTGTCGAGCAGGGTCATGGACAGGTCGGCGTCGTTGACGAATTCACCCGTGTGCTCGTTACGCAGGCCCGTCACGTCCACGATGCTGTTGTTGCCAAGATAAAGGATATGGATCGTGCTCATCGTTCGGGCCTCACATGGATCGTCGCGGCCAGCTCGGGCCGCACGCGCTTCGCACCCGGCGACAGCGTGCCCGGCAACGCATCGAAGTGTTGCAGCTCGCCCAGCACGAACTGCCGGTCCTGCGTCGTGGTCACGGACACGTCGACCGCCACATCGACGCGCGCGAGCGCGTACTCGTGTTCGGTCGTGACGAACGTCACGTCAACCGCGACACCCGTCACGACGCTCGTGCGCTGCCCCTGATAGGTCGAGGTGACTGCAATCGTTTCCAGCCCGAGCACGCCGCTCACCGACTGGACCTGCCCCGTCTCGATGGTGTTGACGCTCTCGGCGCGCGTGATGCCGTTGACGTGCTGCCTCTGGCCCGCCGCCGCACTCGCATCCACCGCGACAACGACATCGGCCACGATGGCCTGGACCTGCGTGGTGGCGCCCTGCGCATCGCTGGACACGCCAGCCAGGACGGACACGCTCTGGCCCTGCGCCGTTGCCACGTCCAGCACGTATGCCGCCGCCAGCTCTGCGCTGGCCTGCTGCGCCGTGCCGCTCGTGATGTCTGCGGACACCTGGACGCCCAGCGCGCCGGACGTACCCTGCGCCTGCGCGGCCTGGGTGGCCGTGTCGACCAACACGCCCATCGTGGCCGTGGCCTGCTGGGATTCGCTGGTCGCGGTGGCGACGTTGCTGGCGACACCCGCCTGCGCGCCGGCCCCCTGCACCTGACTGGTGGAGATCGCGCCCGAGCTGCTCAGGGCGGCGCTGGCGCTGTTGGTCTCGGCCTGCGACGTGCCGCCTGATACGGCCAAAGAAACCGCACCGGACGCACCTGCCGTCTGCGCCTGCGCGGTCTGTGCGGTGCTGTCGCTGGACAGGCCCGCGCCGGAAATGTCCGCGCTGGCGCTGCTGGTCTGCGCCTGCCGGGTCGTAATGTCGCCGTTGACCCCTTCGGTGAGCGCGGCCACGCCCATGATGCGCATCGAGCTGGCCGAGCCGGTGTACGTGATCGCCGTCGACGTCAGCGCCGCGCTGTTGACCCGGTAGCCGTCGCAGCCGTAGCCCGCCGGGGTCTGCGTGAGGGTGAACGTCGGGCTGATCGAGGTGCTGCTATCGGACGCATCCGACGTCTGCGCCATGACCATGAAGCCGGGCCCACTGGTCGTGATGGCCGGGGTCGTGATAGTCGTACCTGATGCGGCGTTGACCTTGCCGACCGAGGCGTCGAACACGGCGAGGCCGGGCGACTGGACGTAGTAGACGACCTGATAGCGCGGGCCGATGATGGTGCCGAATTCGACCGTGATGACGTTGGACGTGCTGGCCGGGACGTTCAGCGCGCAGTACCAGTGGACCGATCCGCCGTGGTTGGTCGCGTCGTCGACACTGCACACGTGCTGGTAGACGTTGCCGGCCGTGTCCGTGACCGATTGTGGCGCGTACCACATGCGGTTGTAGACACCGACCAGGATCTGCGTCCCCGCCGCCACGTCACGCGCCGGCAGGACCGAACTCGTGTACGTGTAATCGTCATCTTCCTGGAACACGCGTGCCAGCAGTGCCCACGGATTGGCGACCCTGCCCGCGGCCGTCGCGCTCTGCGCCTGACTGGTCGTGGCGCTGGCCACCCATGCCGCCTGCCCGGCCGCGTCCGCGCGCTGGGCCTGCGACGTCGTGGCGGTCGTGTCCAGTGGGACCATCGACACGACACTCTGTGCCTGGCTGGTGGTCACCGTGGCGTTGACCGCCAGCGCCGCACCGGCCGAGACGCTCTGCGCCTGGCTGGTCGTGGCCGTGCCGTTGGCCGTGGTGACGCCGGACCCGGTGGTGCCGATCGGCTCGGCGAGGTAGACGATGTCGAGCGTCGTGTTGTCGCTGCTGTTGGCATCGTCGACGTCGGCGAAAATCTGGCCGAGGTAGACGATGTCGAGCGCCTTGCGGTCGTCGGCGGCGCTCATGTCAGGTCACCGTCAGGTCATCGATCCAGTAGTTGTTGGTCGTGCCAACGCCGTCCCACCAGAGCATCCAGAGTTCGACCACGCCGGTCTCGGTCGGGGTCACGGTCAGACCTGCGGATTGCTCCCAGGTGTTCAGCGTCGTCGGATCGGTCGAGACGGTCGCGTCGGCGTCGATGCCGGGCAGACTGCCGCCGTAGATCAGGAGCTGGCCCTTGATGTTGGCATTGTCGCGCCGGCTCCAGACCTTGAAGGTCTTGCTCGCGTTTGCCTGCAGCAGGTAGCGGCCCAGCGAGAAGCGCACCGGGTAGGTGACGTTGCGGTTGGTCGAGGTCAGGCTGCACTTCCATGCCAGCCCGGACGCGGTGTGCCGCGTGCTGGTGTCCGACTTGACCGTACCCTCGGCGAAGTACAGGCGGTGATCGTTCACGTCGCCGCCGTGCTTGTGCGAGTACAGGATGGCGTCCGAGTAACCCCCGCCCATCGACGGGCTGACGAAACTGGCCTCCGTGCTGTTTCCGTTGACGAAGCAGATCGAGGTGTAGTTCGTCTGGCCGACCGACACCGAATATGCGTTGCCGGAGGTGGAGTAGTTGTAGACGATGGCGTCGTTGATACTTGCCGAGTATGCGCCGATGCCAACGCCGCCATTGTTGCGCGCCACCACGGAATTGATGCGCGTCTTGTACAGGGCGATCTGCACGCCCGTAATGTTGCTGGCACCAGCGCCGTTACTTCCCCCCTGGATCGCCCTGCCGTACAGGAATGAACTACCCGCCGCGCTCACACCGGACTGCGCGTTGTTAAAGCCGTGGGCGCCGTACAACGTGTACTGGCCTTGCGCGCTGGCGAAGTCGAGCCCGGTCGTGCTGTTATTGCTGTGGCAGTTGCTGAATGTGGCAACGCCACCGCTCCCGATCAGTCCCGAGCTGTAGCGCACGACATTCAAGTGGTCGACATTGATGTACTTGAACGTGGACAGGTTGATGCCGTTGCCATTCCCGTTCACGCCGTCCCACCATGTCTCGCCATTCTGCGCGCTCATGTCGGTGCGATCCCAGCCACCGCTATAGGTGATCGGCGAACCTACGCTTCCGCTCTTGGCGACGACGTTGGACGAGGCGAAGTTTTTCGGAAACGGCCACGGGATGGCCGGCTCACGCTTGTACGTTGCCACGGTCTCGCTCGCACCGTGGTATCCGCGCAGGCTGGTGAACGTTTCCGCATTCGAGTTTGCGAGCGTGATCGTGGTGCCGCTGATGCCGGTGATGCCGAACCAGCTGTCCTCCAGCTCGTTGGCGATGCAGGTCCAGACCACGCTGCCATCGGTCACGGTCCTGCCCCACGCGGCAGGCCAAGCCGGTTCGCTGCTGCCGCTGGTGCCAGCCGTGGTGACCTTGTAGGCGAAGCCGTTGCGGTTGGCCTGCGTCGGGCGGCGGCGGTCGTTCACACTGTACGCGGTCGACGCGGCCCACGACAGGTTGTGCACCTTGCCGATCAGCGAGCGGTGCGTGAGCGAGTCCGCCGACGAGCTGGCCTTGCAGGCGATGATGTTATCGAGCTGGAAGGTCGGCGTGCCGGGGTCGACGTCGGCATACAGCGCGACCGACTGCACGTTCGACGGCAACGCGGCGCCGGTATCGAACACCAGCGCGTGCCAGCGGCTGGTCGCGGAATAGTAATCCGGCAAGTAGAGCGACTGGACCACGACATCGCCGGTCGTGTCCGAGCACAGGCACAGGCGAACGTTACCGCTGTTGAGCGAGGCGTTGCACTGAAACCAGAAGCTGACCTGCTGGTAGGCCGACAGGTCCAGCGTGCCGGTCGCCTTGTAAGCCATCTTGCCGGTCGTGAATGCAGACGCGACTGCGATATTTGCATAGCCGGTGCCCTGCTTGCGCCCCGTATCCGTGAGCAGCGTGGTTGTCACGTTAGCCGCCGCCGTCCACAGGCTGTCGCAGGTGTCGATATTCTGCGTGACGGCGGACGCCAGCGTGACGGTCGCGCTGTTCTGCGTCCACGTCGCGTTGCCGACCAGCGTCGGGTCGGGCGTTGCCCGGAGGCGGATCGTGTCGCCCGAGCTGATGCGCGCGGCGGTCGCACCATTGTCGACGCTTCGCCAACGGTTTGCGAACGACGTGCCGCTACCATCCATACGACCAGGCACCAGCAGGTAGACATGGTGCCAATACGGGTCGTTGGCGTAGCCGATGGGCAGCGCGGCGGCGGGCGGCGTGAACGCGCCGGCGTAGCGCGCGACATACTTGGTCAGGCGCGCGTCCTGAATGTAACCGGGGAAGTTCTTGCTGTTGCTGTTGTCGCCACCAATGCACATGGCGGTGGTGGTGCTGTACAGCGACGGCAGTGCATCGGCGACCGAGGCCACCACCACGCCGTCGATGTACAGGCGTGCCGTCGTGCCGTCGCGGTCGAAGGCGATGTGATACCACTGGTTGAGCGTCGGCGTCCAGCTATACACCAGCGAGCCGGCCGCAGCACTACCACTGGTCGACCACTGGTACTGGAGCTGGCCGGACGCATTCATGCCGACCTGCCACACGAGGTTGGCAGCTGCCCCCGAGTTCCACTGGCCCATGATCGGCTCGACCGTGGTGGCACTATGGCTGGTGAAGTAGACCCACGCCTCGGCAGTGAACTTGTAGTTCAGCATCTGCATGCCGTTGGCGAGCTGGTTCGGATAGCTGATGTACGAGGAGGTGCCAGCCGCCGTCGAAAGCGAGCGGCTGCCATACTTGGCAACCGCTACCGAGGAGACGTTGTTGGCGGTAGCTGCGCGACCGTAGATCGAGAAGTCCGAGCCGAGGTCGTCACCGCCCTCGGGGTCGAGATAGAAGGTCGTCATGGTTCACCCGCCGCGTTCTGGATCACCGGTCGCTGGTCCGAATTACAGACCGGCGCTGCTTGCCAGCACGGTGTGCGTGAACGACGAGCACGACACCGTCTGGCCGGCACTGATGCTGGTCGTGGCGATGATCATGTTGGCCGAGCTGGTGCCGACCGAACCGTCCATCACGACGGAGGTGCCGTCCGACTTGAACGCGCGGAAGAAGGTGGCGGTGCCGGTGTTGTCGGCCGACGAGTCGGCCGTGATCGCGTTGAACGTGATCACGCCACCGGAAGCCGCGGGCGCGGCGGTGGCCGAGAAGCGCAGTTCGGCCAGCAGCGTGTTGCCCGACAGCGCCGTATTGGCGTTGGTCGGCTGGGTGCCGCTGTAAATGCGCAGGTAGCCGTTGTTGAGCAGGGCCGACAGCGCGTCGGCCTGGGCGTTGATTGCCGCAGTGGCGATCTGGGTGTTCATGGTCATGACGAATCTCCTCGCAGCCAGGCGTGAAAGCTGACCGACACGGTGTCGAAACGAAAAAAAACCCGCCGGATGGCGGGTCGGATGGGGTTGCGGCCTCGGGACGATCTCTGGCTGACACGCCAGCGCCCCGCTTGCCGCAGAAATCAGTCGGGCGCTTCGGTGAACGTCACGTAGTACTTCTTGCCCGGGACCAGGCGGTCCAGGACGGTCGGATTCATGATGGTCGCGTCGAACGACGCGCACGGGGTCCAGTGGCCGAAGATGGCGTTCTCGCTCATCGCCTGCTTGTCACTCGACCCTTCCCAGACGGCGCCGAAGCGCACCTGGGCACAGGGCAACTGGTTGTTGTCCTTGTCGAAACCATGGCCGCGCGGGCCAACCGAATGCAGTTGCAGTTTGCACACCATGACGGCGTCACTCATGACGAATTCCTCTCTATAGGCATCCCGGAACGGGCTGGATATAGGGGTTTTGTCTTACGGTGGTGCACCCCTGCGGATGGAAACTACGGGCGAGCGCGGGCCTTGAAGGCCGCCGTCCTCGATTGCACGGTGCGTCGCGTCACTCCCGAAGACCGGGAATTCGCCCGAGTTATGCTGGTCGAAAGGGGCCAGTAACCTGCCACAACAACCCCAATGGACTCAGCAGTGCGCCCAGAATACGGAATGGTTCCCGTAAACTCAAGCCATTTTTGCGTCGGCGTCTTCCCGGGCGCTGCGCAATTTCTTCTTTGCACGCGTGACGGCGCGCAGCATGTCGGTCTCCAGCTCGTCGACCATGTCCAGCACGTAGTCGCGCACCCGCATTTCGCAGCGCAGTTCCGTCACGCCCGTGCCCTTGCACAGCTTGCACGGGCGGTCCGACAGCACCGGCGCGCCCAGTTCCTTGATGTAGCCCAGGCCCGTGCAGGCCGGGCACACGGAATTAAGCCAGCGGCGCAGCGACATATAGGCAACCGTGTTGATCGGGATGTGCTCCGGCCAGTTGCGGCGCAGCGCCCTGGTCGAGACGATCCAGGTCCACTGGTGCAGCAGGCGGTGGTAGCTGCCGACGTCGTTGCAGTATTTCACGCGCACGAGCATGGCGCCGAACGTCCCGGACAGGGCCATCGCGGCCAGTACGTCGGTCGCGCCGTGCAGCTCGTCGTTGCGCAGGTTGCCCGAGATCGCGGCCCGGGAGTAGCGTTCGGCCAGGGACATGCGGCTCCTTATACGAGTTTCAGGGTGTTGAGCAGGTGATCCATGGCGCGGTCGATCGCCTGTGGCGTCGGTTCGTCGTCGTCGATGATGTCGCCGATCAGGGCCGCGATCTCGTCCTGGCGCGCCTCCGGGGCGCAGATCAGTTCGCGCAGCATGCGGTAGCGCTTGGCGTCGCGTTCGTTCGATTCGGTCTGGGTCATGCCTTGATCTCCACAATGTCGATGTTGAAAACGTGCTTCATGAGGTGGCGCTTGATGCGGTAGACCGGCGTGATGACGCCCTTGACGTCCTCGACCACCGTCTTGCCGCCCGAGTCCGTGTAGACGAAGTCGGCGACGTAGCGCAGCGCCGGCGTGGCGCGCAGGTTGCCCAGCAGACGCACGGCCGGCACCAGCTCGAACTTCACCTGCAGGCGCAGGTTCGAGATCACGCGGTCCTGTTCGAGCTGGCGCAGCGCCAGGTAGCGGCGTGCCTCGGCCTGCGAGTCGAACGTGATGCCGTTCACGACGGTCTTCTTGTTGCGGTATTTCGACGCCCGCATCAGTCCTTGTCCCCGTTCAGGCGCGCGAACATGTCGAAGAACTGCAGCAGGGAGCGCTCGCGCTGGCGCACCTCGTACGAGCGCGTGTCCAGCTGCACGACCTGGGCGGGCACCGGGTTCTTCTCCCTCTGCTCGCGCCGCGCCACTTCCTTCATCGAGCGGATACGCGCGCGGGCGCGGATCATCGGGTCGGACGACATGGTCTCGGCCAGGTTCACGGCCTGGCGCATGGCGCGCCATTTGGAGATCGAGATGATCATGCGGGCACCCCGTGACGCGCCGGCTGCGGCGGGTAGTGACTGGGCACGTCGCGCATGTCGTTGCTGCCCGGACGCAGGCCGCGCGAGGACGGCATGTAGCGCCGGCTCAGGGGCTTGAAGTCCGGCATCTGGCGCACCGGCACCGGCGGGCGCGCCGGCTCGCCCGATGGCTCACGCAGCTCGTAACGGGCCAGCAGGGCGTCGCTGGCGCGGATGCGCGGGCCCACCTGGACCGCGCAGCCACGCACGACCAGGTCGTTGTA